GTGGAGCTGGAGCTGCAGGTACAGGAGCAACTGTTACAGTAGGTGGAGCTGGTGGAGCTGGTCAATTATTTTCAAACTTTACTTCTTATGGAGCAAGTGGTTACTTCGGCGGTGGAGGCGGTGGTGGCCAAACTGGCGGAACACGACCTGCTGGTGGTACAGGTGGCGGCGGTCAAGGTGGTAACGGTCAATCAGGTGGCCAGACTTATAGTGGTGGAAATGCTACTGATACAACTGGTAGCGGTGGTGGTGGTAGTAGCGTTTGTGGTTATAGTAATTTTACTAATAAAAGTGGTGACGGCGGTAACGGAACAATTTTAATAAGATATTAATAGCAATTGAAGGATAAACTATTATAAATAGAATATAATAGGAATTAATTATGGCACAACCAAATAGCAAAGTAACCCTTATAGATTATTGTTTAAGATCACTTGGTGCACCAGTGATTGAAATAAATGTTGATGATGATCAAATCGATGATAGAATAGACGAAGCTCTACAATTCTATCAAACATATCATTCAGATTCTATTGAGAAGTTTTACTTAAAACACAAAGTTACTGGATCAAGTCTTACATTGACTGCAGCAGTCGCAGGAAATTTTACAGTAGGAGAAACAATTACAGGGTCAACATCAGGCGGTAAAGCTGTTATTAAGACTGCTACGGGTAATAAAATTACATATAGCGCACTAATAAATAGTAATACTCCTTTTCAAAATGAAACAATTACAGGTGGTACAACTGGCACAAGTGCAGTAGTATCAGGAATATCAAAAGGTAATATTGAAAATGGATATCTAGATACAAATTCTTTAATTACAGATGTTGTAAGAGTTATGCCTATAAGAGATGCCGTAACCTCAGTTGATATGTTCGATATTAGATATCAAATACATTTAAATGATTTACATTCAGTTGGATTCATGGGTAGTTTAACAGACTATGTTATGAGTAGACAGTTTCTTTCATTACTTGATGAAATTATAGATAATGACAACAAACAACATAGCTGGGATAAGCATAAAAGCCAATTAAGAATAGATATGGATTGGGATGTAGAAGTTGCAATTGATGATTACTTAGTTATTGAATGTTACCGCATTATAGATCCTGATACTTATACAGCTGTTTATAATGATTACTTCTTAAAGAGATATGCAACAGCATTAATTAAAAGACAATGGGGAAGTAACCTTATTAAGTTTGAAGGAATGGTTATGCCAGGTGGCGTAACATTTAATGGTCGTCAAATGTTTGATGACGCCAACGAAGAAATATTAAAATTAGAAGAAGAGGCTAGACTTAACTGGGAAGAGCCAGTCGACTTCATGACAGGATAAACCATGCCGAGAAATGTATACTTTTCTCAGGCCGTTAAAAGTGAACAACACTTATACGAAGACCTGATAATAGAATCACTAGGAATATATGGACAAGACGTCTATTACATTCCACGCACGCTTATAAACAGAGATAATGTTTTAAACGAAGATCCAGCTTCAAGTTTTGATGATGCGTATTTACTTGAGATGTATATTGAAAATACTGAAGGGTTTGAAGGTTCTGGAGATCTTTATTCTAAGTTTGGCTTAGAAATAAGAGACGATGCTACATTCATAGTATCTAGAAGAAGATGGGAATCACGAGTAGGAATCTTTGATGATAATACTATAGACCCAAGACCACAAGAAGGAGATTTAATCTTCTTACCTATGACGAATTCTTTCTTTGAAATATCTTTTGTAGAAGACGATTCTCCATTCTATCAACTCTCAAACTTACCTGTATATAAAATGCAATGCACATTGTTTGAATATAATGATGAGGACTTTGAAACAGGTATTGAAAGCATAGATGAAGCTACAGCTAAAGTTGCTTATCAAATTCCAATGGATATTACAATTACAGGTGGTAATCATTTTCAAATTGGAGAACAGATAGAACAAATAATAAGTTCTGATACCTCTGCTGTTAATGTTGCAGTTACAGTCTCTAGTGGTGCTTTCTATTTAAATACTACACAGTATCCAGCTTTAACTTTACCAATAGGTGCAACTATTACCTTTGACCAATCAAATGCTTCTAATAGCGGGCATCCATTTAAATTTAGCACAACAGCAAATGGCACACATGCAAGTGGTTCAGAATATACAACAGGTGTAACTGTAACTGGTACTCCTGGCCAAGCTGGTGCGAAAACTGTAATAGTGGTATCAGCCTCAACACCAGTATTATATTATTATTGTCCAAATCATAGTGGAATGGGTTCAACATCTAAATTAACATCAAGCTATTTATCTCCAGTTAAAGTGTTTGGAGAAGTTCAACAAAGAACAAAATCTTCAGATATTTTATCTAAAATATGGGTATCTAACATTGGATCTTCTGGAACAACGCTTGTGAAAGATTTTTCAGTTGGTGGCACTATCACGGGTACTACTAGTACTTACACTGGTACTATAGCAGTAATTTATAGTGACTTAACAGATACTACTGGGCAATCTTGGTCTACAGATGAAACAGCGCAGAATATTGATTTTGAATTAGATGCTGATGGATTTATTGATTTTTCAGAATCAAATCCATTTGGCGATCCATCGGAGACTTACTAATGTTTGGTGATCATTTTTATCATGCCACTATGAGAAAATCAGTGGCCGTTTTTGGCACGCTCTTTAACAACTTAAAAGTTGTAAGAAAGAAATCAGATGGAAGTTCTATAAATCAAGTAAGAGTTCCTCTTGCCTATGGACCTAAACAAAAGTTTTTAGCTCGTCTTGATCAAGAAACTGGTCGTGATGCGACAATGTCAATTAAATTACCTAGAATGGCTTTTGAAATTACAGGGATTACTTTAGATACAACTCAAAAATTAAATAAAAGAAATCAAGTTGCTGAAACACATGCATCTGACGTAGGTAAAAAGAAAACAATTAAACACTATACTTCATATGATATAGGTATGTCATTATATATACTAGTAAAAAATCAAGATGATGGACTTCAAATAGTCGAACAGATTCTTCCGTATTTTCAACCAGAATATAGCGTAACAATTACTCCAGTCTCAGGATTTAACTATAAACAAGATGTTTCAGTTATACTAGGTGGTGTTCAAATAGAGGACCAATATGAAGGCGATTTTACTGAAAGAAGAGTATTAATATATCAACTTGACTTTACAATGAAAATGAAGTTCTTTGGACCAACAACTGATCAAGCAATTATACGTGAAGTTAATTTAGATTTTCACGATAAAGTAAATACAACAGCGATATTTGAAGAAATGGACTTTACTGTTGGAGCATCAGATACAGCTGATAGCTTTACTGTAACTGAAACCATAACACAAGATGGTACTGAATAATGGACAAAAAAGAAAAGATTGCAGCTAGCTTAGAGAAAAATCTACCTGCCATACAAAGTAATAGACCTATTACATTAGATAAAGATGTTAAAGACGATTATGAGTTTTCTCGTAAAACATATAAAGATCTTATCTATAGCGGAACAAGATCAATGGATGTATTATCTGAGCTTGCAATAGAATCAGAACATCCAAGAGCATTTGAAGTCTTATCACAAACAATAAAAAACATTAGTGATGTAACTAAAAATCTAATGGATCTTCAAAAGGCCAAGAAAGATTTAACTCAAGAAGAGAGAGAAGAAGCAAAGAAAGTGACAAATAATAATGTGTTTGTAGGTAGTACGACTGATTTACAAAGAATGTTATTAGACAAGGATAATGTAATCGATGCAACAGACGTTAAAGAATAATGAGTTTGGTTACCTAGGTAATCCAAATGTCAAAAGAGATGGAGTTCAAACTTCATTTACTAAGCAAGAGATTGTAGAATATCAGAAATGTATGCAAGATCCAGCTTATTTTGCTGTTAAATATGTAAAGATTATATCACTTGATGAAGGCTTAGTTCCTTTCGATTTATATCCGTATCAAGAAGGAATGTTTAAACATTTCCAAGAAAATAGATTCAGTATTGTTCTGGCAT